GGTTCGACGATGTCAATCTGGGCGACGAACGTGCCAAAGCCACGACTGACCCTGAAAAGGCTCGTTATTTTAATTTTGATTATGTAGATAAATCCGGTCAAAGCCATGGAAATATCACAGTGAGCTTGATTGATGAGAACAGTCTGAAAATTTACTTTGATAAAGACATCAAAGCAGACATGGATGACGAACAGAAAGACAATTGGTTCGAATTCCTGAAAAATATTCGCAAATTTTCCAAGAGAAATATGATGAACTTCGACGTACGTGACATCACCAAGAGCAACTTGGATCTAAAAGACATCCAACAACAAACCAAGAGCGACAGCGTAAGTGATGTCAATGACATCAAAGTTACTGAAAGTCGCCTATGGGGCACAACCCGCAGCAGCTATCAGGAATGTGGTCCTGTGCGTATCATTGTACGCCACAGCGACAACGTAGACGAAACTAAACGTGGTGCTCGTAGTCGTAAAATTGAATCAGTATTCCTGGAAACAGAACTGGGCGAACGTCGCCTGCTGCCACATAAAAATTTAACCTATGCCCGTGCCATGGCCCAGCATTGCAGTCAGGGTGGTGCATTGGAAGATGAAATTGGTGAAAGCATTACAGCCATGTGCGAAGAAATGACCAATATGACTCATTTTTGTCGCCAGGCCAGACAGCGTGAATTTGAAGATCGTGAAACAGCCGACATGGCACAAGCAGCAGTTCATCGCTATGCAGAATTAAAACAAAAGTTACATAGTATCAGTGGTCGCCGCGGATACCAAGACTATGCTGAATGTTACATGCCAGAATCAGACGTGGAAGAAGAAATCGATGTGGATGGATTACGTGAACGATTCGTCAAAAAAATTTACGACGACAGGTTTACAGAAGCTTTGCCCTATGTATATCGTGCATACCAACGTCAACAGCAGGAAATGGAAAGCACAATGGGCGAAGAATTCGAAAACTGGGCCAACTCCATGACTGAAATGAATCTGGAAGAAGACCTGGTTGATCACAAAGAAGAAATTGAACAGTTAGACGGATTGATGGAAAAGCCCATTGAAGTCGGCCCCAATGGTATGAGTGCCATTGGAGCATTGCAAGATGTAATTGGCGACACCCGACTGGATGACAAACTCCGAGCTTTGGCAGATGATCAAGGCGATGTAGCTGATGCCCGACAGTTGGTTATTGATTGGTTACAGGACCATGGTCATGCAGACCTGGCCACTCGTTATAGCCAGGCCTATACACAGCAGATGACACCAGCAACAGATCCCAACGCACCACCCCCAGCACCGGCTGGAGTACAAGCACCTGATCCATCGGGTGCAACATATGGTGGTGTTGGTACAGCTGAACCCAGTCCACAGGCCAACACGGCACAGATGGCCGAAGATACTGATCCATTAAGTTTGCTCAGAAGCCTGGCTGGACTACGCAAACGATAGTTCATTAAACGACTAATTAAAGGCGAATTTATTTTGCCTTTTCTTTTGACTCGGCATAAATAAAAGCGTAGACTGTATTTTAGCCTACAACATGGCTTGCATTACACATTATGGCACATTTAAGGAGAAACTATTATGGCCCTAACTCTCGCAGAAATCCGCGCAAAACTTCAAGCATCAGAATCACGCAGTCAAGGTAATAACCAAAGCAATGGCGGTGACAACACCGTATATGCACATTGGAATATTGCCGAGGGCACCACAGCCCGTATCAGATTCCTTCCCGATGCAAATCCTAAAAACAATTTTTTCTGGGTAGAACGAGCAATGATTCGTTTACCGTTTGCTGGCATCAAAGGTCAGTCAGACAGTAAGCCTGTTATTGTACAAGTACCCTGTGTAGAAATGTACAACGACGGTTCGGCATGCCCGATCCTGGCAGAGGTACGTGCTTGGTTTAAAGACCCAGCATTGGAAGAAATGGGTCGCAAATATTGGAAGAAACGTTCATACCTGTTCCAGGGTTTTGTTCGTGAAAATCCCATTGGCGACGATCGCACACCAGAAAATCCCATCCGTCGTTTCGTTATTAGTCCACAGATTTTCAACCTGGTCAAGAACGCATTGTTGGATCCAGAAATGGAAAATATGCCCACTGACTATCAAGCTGGTCTAGATTTTACAGTCAAGAAAACCAGCAAAGGTGGATATGCTGATTACAGCACCAGCAGCTGGGCACGTAAGGAGTCAGCATTGACTTCGGTCGAGGCAGACGCTATCGAGCAGTTTGGTTTGTATAACCTCAACGACTTCCTACCCAACAAGCCTAGCGATGTTGAGTTGAAAGTCATCAAGGAAATGTTCGAAGCATCAGTTGATGGTCAGCCTTACGATCCAGATCGTTGGGCAGCCTATTACAAGCCCAGTGGCTTCCAGGGCGGTGCATCAAATGAATCAGCACCACGTGCCGCAGCACCAGCCGCAGCACCAGCTGCCCCTGCTCCAGCAGCACAACATGATGATCCACCGTTTGAACCCGATGAAGATACACCAGTTGCATCAGCACCAGTTGCTGCACCTGCCGCTGCCAAACCCTCCAGCCAGAAAGCTGAGGACATCTTGGCAATGATCCGCAATCGTCAGAAGTAATCAACTGTAGTAACCAACGGCTCGGGCCTCTGCGGAATTAATCCGTACGCCTGGGTTATCTTCAACAAGGACTAACATGAAAAAACCTTTCGACTTGAGTAAGTTCCGCAAGGACATTACCAAATCAATCGAAGGCCTGAGCATCGGCTTTCATGATCCAACTGATTGGATCAGCACTGGCAATTATGCACTAAATTATCTGATATCAAGCGACTTCAAGAAAGGAGTCCCACTGGGCAAAGTAACAGTATTCGCAGGCGAATCAGGCTCAGGTAAGAGTTTTATCTGTTCCGGTAACCTGGTTAAAAACGCACAAGCACAGGGCATCTACGTTGTTCTGATCGATTCAGAAAACGCACTGGATGAAACCTGGCTACATGCTCTGGATGTAGATACATCAGAAGACAAACTGCTGAAACTCAACATGGCCATGATCGACGATGTGGCTAAAACTATTTCCACCTTTGTCAAAGACTATAAAACATTAGCTGAAGCAGATCGTCCCAAGGTCCTGTTTGTCATTGACTCTCTGGGTATGTTAATGACCCCAGTACAAGTTGATCAATTTGAAGCAGGCGGTATGAAAGGCGACATGGGCCACAAACCACGTGCCCTGAAAAGTCTGGTCACCAATTGTGTCAACATGTTTGGTAGTCTGGGCATTGGCCTGGTGGCAACCAACCACACTTATGCCAGTCAAGACATGTACAATCCTGATCCAGTGGTCAGTGGTGGTGCTGGCTTTGTATTTGCATCCAGTATTCTGGTGGCCATGAAGAAACTCAAGCTGAAAGAAGATGAAGATGGCAACAAAGTCACTGATGTCCTGGGCATCCGAGCTGGATGTAAGATCATGAAGACTCGCTATGCCAAGCCATTCGAAGATATTCAGATTCAGATTCCTTACGAAACTGGCATGAATCCCTACTCAGGACTTTTTGATCTGTTTGAAAAACGTGAGATCATTAAAAAAGAAGGCAACCGTTACACTTATGTCGACCTCAACGGCGAAGTACATAAGTACTACCGTAAAGAGTGGAATCGTAACGAGAACAGCATCATGGATCTGGTCATGGATGAGTTTGCTGACAAAGAAAAACTCGTGGCTAAAACTCTTGTTATCGATGACGATTTAGAGGATGATGCAGAATGAGTATTGAGGTAGATGTTTTGAGTGAAGTATACACTATCCTGAAGCAGTATATTCCTGCCAAGGACAGACAGGAAGCTGCTGACAATTTGTTGAGTGTCATGGTGGATATGTTGGGTGATCAAGAACTCAAGGAGTTCAGTGCAGCTGATGCAGCACTAAAAAGATCGTTTAAGCAATATGCGGATGACGAGTTGGATTCCGACGACGAAGACGACGAATATTGATTCAGTGAAAGAAAAACGGTTCTTCCCGATCCAGTCAAGTACTGCATGCCAGAGTAAATGGGCATGGAGTTCTTTATTTCTTAATAGGGGAACCAGCCACTCGTGCCACCGCGCCAGCACCAGCAAGCTAACTGTAGACAACTTCTATAATTTTCATAATACTGATGTAAAAGTCAATGATCGACTGTTGATGCTGTCTGGAAAATGGCCCACTGGCGGATGCACTTATTGCAAAAATATAGAGACCAGTGGTGGATTTAGCGATCGTATGCTGCACAACACCATCCCTGATCTATATCCTGCAGAATTAGATGCGGACATCAACAGCACAGTGGTGTCTCCCACCATATTGGAAGTATTCTTTGATAGCACCTGTAATCTTTCCTGTGTATATTGTGGACCTGAAATCAGTTCTAAAATAGCAGACGAATATCGTAAATTTGGTGCTTTTGACCAACATGGTGTTCAGTTGATACCGGCCCCAGCTACCAACACCGCAGAGTTACAGCAACAGTTTTGGTTATGGATGCAGACCAATTTTCGTTCATTAAAGCGGTTTCATTTTTTGGGTGGTGAACCGTTCCTACAAAAAGAATTCGGCACTTTGTTGGAATTTATAGAAGCCAACCCTAACCCTGATTGTGAAATAAACTTTATCACCAACCTCATGTTGCCACATGGTAGATTTGCAGAGCAAATTGACAGAATTAAATCACTGGTGGCACGACGTAAATTAAAACGCCTGGACCTGACTGCCAGTATAGATTGCTGGGGACCAGAGCAGGAATATATACGCCATGGTCTGAAGTTGGATCAATGGACACAGAATTTTGAATATTTGCTGAACCAACGTTGGATTAAGTTGCAGATCAATCAAACTATATCCAGCCTAAGCATCAAGGCCATGCCTGATTTATTGGTAAGGTTGGAACAGTGGAATAAAGTCAGACCAGTGGGACATTTCTTCAGTGTGACTGAACCAGGCCCCAGTTACCTGCGCCCCAATATATTTGGTCCTGGTGTATTTGACAAGGACTTCGATATCATATTATCATTGATGGGCAATGGTACTGACCAGGAACGCAATGCTATTAAGTACATGACTGGTATAGCAAATGAAATTGAAAACAGCAGTATCAACGAACAAGAAATCAAGAAGTTATTTGTATTTTTACATGAAAACGATCGCCGTAGAAACACCAATTGGGAAACTCTTTTCCCTTGGTTAATGGAATTCCAACAGCATGTGGTATAACCGTGTAGTCAATGACCTGAGCACAATTCCCAACTTCATTCAATTTTATGAAGATGAGTTGACCTCGGCTAAAAATGAAATTGCTATTCGCGGCAATGTGGAAAAGAGTCTGAGTGGACTGCCAGGAATTACAGAACATCGGTTCAATCAACTACAGGAGATTGAAGCAGTGCTAAACTATCTTAACATTCAATTGCGTAAGATCAGACGCAAGCACTTCCAGAAATATCTGGAAGCATATGCCCGTGCCCTGACCAGCCGTGATGCTGAGAAATATGTGGATGGTGAGGACGAAGTCATTGACTTTGAGACCATCATCAATGAGGTGGCGCTGGTACGCAACAAATGGTTGGGTATAATGAAAGGTATTGAAAGCAAGAACTTTATGTTGGGCCACGTGGTCAGATTGCGTACTGCTGGCATGGAGGATGTTGTTGTATGACGGATTGGCGTGCCCGAGCTAATGAACTACTGGACGAATACAACTCATGTTGTAAGGCACGACCGCACGAAAATACCATCGACATACAGATAGAGAAGGACAATTGCGCCAAATGGGCCAAGCACTTGGCTACACAGCGGACCTGGGGCACTAATTTGGAAGTGGCAGAAGCCTGCAACCAGTTGGAACCCAGACTGGAACGTCTTAAATCATTAGTAATTACAGATATATTAAATAATGTCACAATTTAAAAATGCCGAAGCTAGTCATGCCCATAGTCTACGGACCCTGGAAATGCTGTATGAATATGACGATTTTATGGACAGCCTGCGAGTAGTTGCGGACTTCGGATGCGGGTCTGGATTGGATTTAGCATGGTGGGCCACCCGTGAATCACGTGATGATCCACCAGAGCCACATAACTACATCTGCTATGCTGTGGACCATAACGTCAACCAATTGGAACAACAAGTACTGGATCTACCCAACGTCTGGGCATTGCCCGGCAACTTTGAGGAACGTGTAGTTCCCAGGGAAGTGGACCTATTGTGGTGCCACGATGCATTTCAATACGCACTAAATCCTCTGCAAACACTGAAAGTATGGAATCAATCCATGAATCAGGATGGCATGCTGCTGATAACAGTGCCACAGTTTCAGACGTACCAATATAATCGAGCAGTTACCCGTAGCGTCAGTGGATGCTATTATCATTACAATGCCTGTAACCTCATGTACATGTTGGCAGTCAATGGCTTTGATTGCCGTGATTGTTATATCCTCAAGGATGCCAACGATCCCTGGCTCAGCATGGCAGTATACAAGAGTGACGTGGAACCCATGGATCCGGCCACCACCAGCTGGCATGATCTAGCGCAGGCAGGATTACTGAACCCCAGCGTGTTGGAATCGTTGAACAAATACGGACACGTCAGACAGGAAGAATTAATTTTTAAATGGTTCGATAAAGACTTCTATTTCGTCAAGGATTAACATGAAGATTGTTGTTATATCAGGTGGGTTTGACCCTGTTCATACAGGACATATCGATTACTTTTACGCTGCTAGAATACTGGGTGATAAACTAATAGTTGGCGTAAACTCAGATGCCTGGCTACAGCGCAAGAAGGGGCGAGCATTCATGCCCATGACCGAACGTTTTAGCATCGTAAATTCCATGAAGCCAGTGGACCACACATTGGAATTCAATGACGATGATGGATCAGCATGTGCCTTATTAGAGCATATAAAACGTGTACACCCAGACGACGAGATCATCTTTGCCAATGGTGGCGACCGCAGAGCAGACAACATTCCTGAAATGTCAGTGTCTGGTGTGACTTTCGCATTTGGTGTGGGTGGTGAACACAAACGCAACAGCAGCAGTTGGATACTGGAAGAATGGAAAGCACCCCGGACTGAACGTGCCTGGGGCTACTATCGTGTGCTGCACGAGCATGAAGGCGTCAAAGTCAAAGAACTCACAGTAGAACCTGGTCAGAGTCTGAGTATGCAACGTCATCAGCACCGTGCTGAATACTGGATGGTGTCTGAGGGGGCATGTGTAGTAAACACGCAGATGCCTAGTGGATATCGGATGGCTCCCAAACTGTTAAATAAATTCCAGGAATTCCGGATTCCGGTAGCAGAATGGCATCAGCTGACCAACCCCTTCGACAAGCCCTGTAAGATTGTAGAGATACAGTACGGTAATCGTTGTGTCGAAGAAGATATTGAACGACAGCAATAAATACAAGATGCGTAACTTAATTGATCTCATCTCCAAAATAGAACTAATAGAATCCACTGGCGGCATAGCCCGACGTTGGATTGAAGTACAGTCTGGACAAAGTGTTCCATTTGTACACAACCAATCTAAAGAAGAATTTAACTTGGTTGATCTCATACTGCTACCTCCTGATCCCGACCTTCGTTATGACGACGAGCCCGGGGGTTCCTCGGGAATAGAAATTTGTGATATAAACATACAAAATGTTATTGAAAGCCTAAATCCAGCTCCGCTTAGTGTGACACAGGTGGGCGATAAGGCTGGTCGATCGGCTATGATAGTGGTAGTGCAAGATAACAGTGGATCTATGCACGTATATGTTAAGAAAGTTCGGGCCAAACGTAGTACTGGTCCTAATAGTATTTTTTGGCAAACCAAAGAATTTGCAATACAGACCGGTCTCTGGGCTCAGACTGCACAAATGAAGAAAGCTGCTATACCCATCGAGCCCACTGATTTTATTCAAGCTCAGGTACAATATAGTATTAGTAGTCTGATCCCAGAAGTAGCAAAAGGTCTGCAACAGAGTACGATTATTCCTGATCAGATGAAAACGGGCTTACCAATATTGTTGACCAATTTATCACGCGGTTCTATGGACATGGTTCCAGGACTAGCAGAATTTCAACCAGCCATAGAAATTAAACTCAGTGAGTTGGCCGTTCCATTGGCTCTAGCCACTGGCAATTTTATGTCGGGCGATTACCAAAAGGTAGAAAAAGATCTGTTGGGACCAATGGGCACTAGCTGGGGTGGAGTGACAGCAGCGAGTTTCCCAGCCAAAGCTGAAAAATTAATCGATGCATATGTACATTTTGGTTCCGATAAACTTGACGTGAGTGTCAAGGACAGTAAAGGTGGTGGCCGCCCCAGTACTGCCACCATTGCAGAGACATTAAGAACGTATGATTTTGGAAGACCTTTCCTTAAAAAGAATTCCGACATCATTTCTGCCATTGAAATACTCGATGCCGATTCAGCAATACAAGCACCAATTAAATTGGCAAAACAATATGGTATATTAAATTCAGATGATATAGATTATCTACTTCAGATCTACGGCAAAGGTGCAGCTGGTGCGTCGGCAGAAATGACGCCAGGATGGAAAAGTTTATTGGGCACTGTATCTTACAACCCAGATTCCACACATCCAGAATATCAACTGGGTTACCATCTTTTAGCAATATGTGCTAAAACTGTGGCAAGTACACTAAACAAAGACTCTGAAAGAATCACTGACTTTTTTAAAACAGTATTGAACAAAAGTAATCTGATTCAGGTATATGCCAAAACCAAGACCGACAAAGCCGGCGGATTGGCATATACTGGATTTCAAGTGACTTGGCCGCCAGTATTTTCTGGTAGAATAGAAGTTGATGCTGACAGTTATACTGCCAGAACACGGCCCAGTCGTAAAATTAGTTTTAGCTTCAATACATCTAAAATCAAAGATCAGTATTCTGATTCTGCACCCAAGGCTGCATTGCCAAATGTTATCACTGGTAAAAATGTAGAATTGCGTCCCAAACGTACTGCAAAAGTTGAAAAGCCTGCTGGTGATGCTGGCGTAGGCAGAGAACGCAGGTAGTTGACAATTAAATAACAATAAGTATATAATACGTACTTAGTTGCTCCTGTAGCTCAGTGGTCAGAGCAGAGGACTCATAATCCTTTGGTCCTTGGTTCAAGTCCAAGTGGGAGCACCAAATATCTGGCGTTAGTTCAACGGATAGAACATAGAGCTTCTACCTCTAGAATGTGGGTTCGATTCCTGCACGCCGGACCAGTAATAATGCGAGAGTGGTGGAATTGGTATACACACAAGACTTAAAATTTTGCGCCGTAAGGATTGAGGGTTCAAGTCCCTCCTCTCGTACCAAGACAGATAACAGGATAACATGAACGAAATTATAAGAGAAATATTAATCATCACGCAGGAAGAAGCTGCTGAGGTCATACAAGAGATCAGTAAAGTACAACGGTTTGGTTTTGATACAACACACAAGAGTGGCCAGACCAACCAGGAAGCATTGGAACAAGAGATAGGTGATTTTTTAGCAATGGTAGACTTATTGCTAGAAAACAACATAGTAACAGAAGCAGGCCTGGCCGCAGCATCAGCCAGGAAGATTGCCAAGCTTCACCAGTGGAGTAACATTTTTGGTGAAACGAAAGAATACAATGCTTGACAAGAAAGACTAAATAAACGTATAATTACTTTAATATGAAAACAAACACTTTTAATCCTTCGCAGATATCGCACCAGCCCAAACTAGGCACATCAGCCTATTGGTCAGTATGCGCCTTTGCGTCTGCGATTAATAGTGATCGTACACCAGAGGGCACCGTCAGGGTCCGTGGAGAACAGGATAGTTAAGCACACAAGCTAATATCCAAACTACACAGACCCTAGGCTAACCCCTAGGGTTTTTTGTTTTTGGCAGTAAGTGGAGTAGGTAACGAGAACCGTGACACCACTATAATAAACGAAATGGGCGGACAGTCGCATAAAACTCAGGGCGGTAACTTGAGGAGTCAGACAACTGGTTGGGGCTCAGACCCCATCTACAGAGTGGCAACACTCTGTATAGTAAAGCGCATTGATGAACAGTGAGCCTGCAAAGCTCAGTCCACTTGAAACGGAATATTTGCCTAACTTGCGGCAACCCAGTGCGTTTTACTATATTCTCTGGACGAACATGGCGCGAGCAGCTCCTTTGAAGAGTAGTCGGAACAGACCGACCACCAGAGAATTACTTTTTATTGCTCGGTTAGCTGAAATGGATTAGCAGCGTCTTGATAAGGCGCAGATATTGGATCGTTACCAATACCGAGTACCATTTTTATTCCGTCTTGATATTCATGGTGAGTATGCCCGGCTGTTAACCGGAGAAGGTTGGTTCGATTCCAACAGACGGAGCCAAGTTTTTAATGCTGCATTGGACTTCTGGTGAGGTCTCCACCCTTTCAAGGTGGCCAGAGGGGATCGTAACCCCTATGCAGTACCAGGTTTTATGGACGAACGCCGTTAGGAAACGGCTCGTAGCATGAGTTATGCTGCCTTCGTAGCTTTGTAGTAGGTTCGAGTCCTACCTTCGTCCACCAAGTTTTATGGGCTGTTAGTGATAGTGGTAGCACATGTGCTTTGCAAGCATGAAGCGGGAGTTCGATTCTCCCACGGTCCACCAAGTTTTGCCCCTTTAGTTAAATGACATAACACTGGTTTTGTAATCCGGGGTCGGCAGTTTGATTCTGTCAAGGGGCACCAACAATTGACTATATAATGGTATATATAGTAGAATAGGTTTAATGCGGGTGTAGCTCAGTTGGTAGAGCACTTCCTTGCCAAGGAAGATGTCAGGAGTTCGAGCCTCCTTACCCGCTCCAGGTTTTGTTAGTACAAGTTTATGGGTGAGTAGTTCAATTGGCAGAATAGCGGCCTCCAAAGCCGACGGTTGTAGGTTCGAGTCCTACCTTGCCCGCCAGTTTTATCTGAGTGTAGTGTAGTCTGGTAACATACCTGGTTTGGGACCAGGCGTCCAAGGTTCAAATCCTTGCATTCAGACCAGTTTCCAGTAGTAAAGTTCGCTCAACAACGAGAGGTTATCATGCGTACTATCAACATCCTTGAAGTCAAAGCATTTATTGAAGCACAAGATCCCAGTACCAAAGTGTATATCGGTGCTGACAGCAGTCGCTTCAGCCTGGATGGTCGATGGTATGCTGATTACACTCTGGCCATTGTGGTTCACATCAACGGCAACAACGGCTGTAAGATTTTTGGTGAAGTTCAACGTGAAGTTGACTATGATCAGAAGAAAGACAAGCCACGTATGCGTCTGATGAACGAAGTCTACAAGATCTCAGAACTGTACATCAAGCTGTTCGATGCATTGGAAAATCCTGAAATCGAAATTCACTTGGATATCAACCCAAATGAACTCTACGGTAGTAGCTGTGTAGCCAAAGAAGCTGTGGGTTACATCACTGGAATGTGTAATGTCATTCCCATGGTCAAACCCAATGCTTGGTGTGCTAGTTATGCTGCTGACCGTTTGAAGGAAATTCTGAACATGCAACAAGCGGCTTAGAACCAGTTTCAGGATAGACGTTGAGTTAGAGTCCCTGCCAGTCTAACGTGACAGTCTGCCACGTGACAAAACAATATGACTGAAGTCGGTGAACAAACTTGCTCAACGAGACAATCCTGCGAGTCCCCACAAAAGGGATAGCAGGGCTCCTGAAATTTCAGCTGATGTAGCCCAGTGGTAGAGCACTCCCTTGGTAAGGGAGAGGTCATGAGTTCGATCCTCATCATCAGCACCAGACAAAGCTAAATACCAGTAATCTACTGGAGATATCATGTTACATTATTTAGATACATACACTCGTCCAAACACATCAGTCGCCTGGCATTCTGCCGCATTGCCTGAACTGAACGTACCCTTTGTCTATCACAAAGTTCAGTATTACATAACACCAATGAAATTGGTAAATACATGGACATTCAGCGAAGATAATTTGACTCTGTCAGGTCCCTGGACCTGGAGTAATCAAGCAGCACTTGATGAATATCTGGCTGACCCAGTGGTGATAGAATACCGTGCAGCAATTGCAGCATATAATGACAGCGTGGGCATAGTAAAAACAACCGTTGCTCTGTAATGGTTATTTGACGCAGTAAAACGTCACAAATCCCAATCTTGAATTGACAATCTCAATTGAACGAAACCCCAGGCGACCCAATTGTTGTATATACCATCCAGGAGTTTCGTTCAACATAACTCCTCGTAATTGTTTTTCCTTGAGGTCAATATAACTTTGGGTTACCCCGTTGTCCAGTTTAAATTTATAGTAAAGTCGTTTAGTGGCATCTGATTGTACTGTCTTGTCGGTTAATACCAATAAACCGTGGTCAGACAGACCATGATAAACAGATTCGAGATATGATATTTTATCTTGTATGAAATGCAAAGTCCAATTTATCAGCACCATGCGAAACTCTCCAGCAGGAAATGTACTGCTGTGAACGATACGTTCTGGATGACTACTATTGGCGATCATAACGTCACTTGATTCAACACCGTATATATTCTTAAAGCCAGCAGAATGTAATCGGTCCAGGGTGTAGCCCAGAGCACTGCCTACATCAATTATGGATTCGTGTGCCAGTACTTGTGCTTGAGCAATGTCAACGCACAAGTCAATTACCCGATGATAATCAGGTATATGTTGTTTGGCTTCGGTAGGAAATCGTTCCGCCACGGCCTGATCGAACGACCATTGATCGACCTTGGCCACAGACGATCGTTCGATTTTTAATTGATCAAATGATACCAAATCATCAGTGGACTGACACATAATTGTTTGCTCTAGCGTCGCTGACGCAGTACTAAATTGTTTGTAATATCTGCGTATAAACCTGGCATTATGCACGATAGACGTGTTGTGACCAGTCAAAAGATCATTATATGGATCAATATGATTTTTTAGTTTATCAGGCCGCAATCGGTCTTCAGTACTTTTAAACCCATGGGCATTCATTATCATGTCAATGGCAGTTGGACTAGCAGATGCTGATGTATTTCTATAGAAATCCTGGGTATTTTCATCTTGGGCTCGTACCATTAGTTTGGGGGATATGATTATAAATCCCATTTTACCTGGCTGGAATTCCGAATGGTCTTCACTATCAATTACCACAGTGTTTGAACTTATGGTACATATGTTTTTCAATACAGATACAACATCTAGGAATCCGTACAGGACTCCGGCTGCTAGTACGTAGTCAAAAGTTATGTTGTGTTGTACGCACTGATTTAAATATGTGGTTATATCTTGACGTACTATTCGGAATTTATTGGAATCCCAGTGGCTAGACAGCAGCATTTCGGATGTATCTGAATAGTATGGTTGAATTTCTACGCCAGTATAATGACTGGCTCCGTGTGTCAGAGCCCAGTGGCCGGCCGCACCCAGGCAGCTACCCAGATCCAGTATGGTTTTACCCTGAATTAACTCAGGTGGTAATTGTACCAGAAATTTGTTAAACAGACTTTCGGCTGATACTATATTGGTTGTACGCAATCGTCTGTTGTCTAAATCGATAAAATCTGTGGCTGTTAAAAATATGTTGTCCATATGGAATATTTATAGATGAAGCTCGCATTGACAACTTAACCAGATTTATGTTATACTAACAGTTCAAATGGAGAACTACATGTTAAAATTAAGTCGCGGTCCTGAAATTAACACCGAATCCTGTGTGGCGCAAGCAGGTGGCAATAGATTTGACATGGTCCTCATGGCAGCAGCACGAGCCCGAGAAATTGCACAGATCCATCGCAACAGTGATGCAGCAGCAATGGTCAGTGCTCAGGCCGTGGTATCTTCTCTACTGGACATTCAGCGAGGTCTGGTGGGTAGAGAATATCTACTGAAAGTTCGCAAATAAAGATTACTGGACGGTTGGCAGAGAGACCCAATGCAAGCGCCTGCAAAGCGTTAAAACCGTAGGTTTGAATCCTACACCGTCCTCCATATTATGAATGATATCAAATCCATTGGGTTCGCACTGGACCCCACCAGTTCTCCCAGTTTTTTATTGGACTGGGAGTTGACCAGACTCTGTAACCTAAACTGCACTTATTGTGGTGATGGTCCTGAGGGAGGCCACGACAACAGCACACAACATCCACCATTGGCTGAGTGCCTGGCATCAATTGATTTTATGTATCAATATGTATCAGAATACATGCGATACAAGCGGCCCACTCAGCGTAAAGTGGTGTTAAATGTTTATGGTGGAGAAAGTTTATTCCACCCTGACATTGTGCAGATACTGCAGGCATGTCGTGATCGACATGCACAATACAAAGATGCATGGCATCTGACCATCACCTGCACCACCAATGGCATAGTGGGAACCAGACGTTGGACTGAAATTGTGCCGCTGATAGACGAATTTACAGTGAGTTATCATGCTGAGAGTTTGCCTAAACAACAGCAACAGTATCGTGACAATGTGCTGTATTTGAAACGGCAGGATCGTCGATTTAAATGTGTCATCATGATGCATAATAATCCAGTACACTGGCAGGCTGCCATGCAGACAGTGGAATTTTGTCAGACCCATGGACTGCGTCACATACTCAAACCTCTGGACAATTGGACACCAGGTTGGGAATACTCTCCCGATCAATTTGATGTTTTGAAGAATCAGTGGACTCAGGGAGTAAGTCCCCTGAGACGATTGGATTACAAGAAGTCCATGTCAGACGTAGGTCAAGATTCCAAGCTCAGTATACAGGAAGGTCGTCCTTGCTGTGGCGGCAGAAAGTTATCACTGAATAATGATTTAAAATCCAGCGTGACGTTCGTGCCGCGACAGGGATTTACTGGTTGGAGTTGCAGTGTCAATTGGTTCTTTCTGTTTGTGCATCAACAGACTGGATTGGTATATACCAATAAAGACTGTAAGATGAGTACAACAAATCGCATGGAACCATTGGGTTCATTGACTGATGCTGATGTTATCATTAATACTGTATCTCAGCAGTTATCCACTGGCACCATGCCAGTTATAATCTGCGCCAAAGATATATGCAGGTGTGGATTTTGCGCTCCCAAGGCAGAAAGTTCAGAAGATTTTTTTAATTTGATCGACAGACACGTCACTTCAGACGTATTTGCCAGATCCAAATAATAGTAGCGAGCATTGGTATGCGGCTGGGTTTTATAAACCCGGGAGAGTGGTCAGATGGGCTGCAACGATAGAGTTCGAATCTCTACGCTACTACCAGACAGTTGGGATATCGCCTAGTTGGCCTAAGGCACTGGTCTTTGAAATCAGTATCGTTGGTTCGAATCCAACTATCCCTGCCATACAACGGGTTGTAAACTTTAGTGGTGAAGTACCCGGCTCTTACCCGGACGAACGGAGTTCGAGCCTCCGACAACCCACCATAACACAACGGTCCTTAACTCAGCTGGATAGAGTGCCAGTCTTCGAAACTGGTGGTCGGCGGTTCGAATCCGTCAGGGCCGGCCATTTTAGGAGAGTCCAATGAAACCCACAGTATACGAAAATCCACGCAATCATGAACGTGTGGTATGCCCAGATGTTCGCGATGTTCGTGTCATAGACGGTGTCGAGTACTTGTCAGTACATCGTCCGGGCGAAATGCGAACTTTTCTTATTCGTCGTGATGCTGTACGCAGAGTCGACACAAAAATCATTTAATTGTATAATAAGTACTTGGTAATAAGGAGCAGTAGATGAAAGCATACGGATCCAAGCGTTGCCTCCACGATTGCCGTGTTGTGCAAGCTGGAAAAGGCAAGAAAATCAAGTTTACCATTGGCGTGAAATCACGCAAAAACGGCCGCAAAGCAGATAAGGAGTAGTAAATGAAGTCGAAACTGACCGTACCCAAACGTAACCCCTTCGTTTGCCTGGTACTAAAAAAGACAGGGGCAGGCAGTCACCGCAAGCCCAACAAGGCTTTGCGTCGGCAAGACAAGCAGCGGGGGTATAATTCAACGGCTAGAATATCCGGCTTTTAACCGGTCTATCAGAGTTCGATTCTCTGTGCCCCTACCATCGTTATATTGAAGCACATTTAGGTAGGCATGCCAACGCTGTGTCTTATCGGGCATAGCCAGAGTGTGCTTCAATATAACGATGTCATTATATTAAAACATACTAACCGGTGTTGGTATCGCACGTCTTACTTCCCTGATCAGCAGGTAGTCGTTTGAAGGTACTAGTATGTTTTAATATGGTGATGTAGCTCAGTTGGTTAGAGCAGGTGCTTCATACGCACAAGGTCAGTGGTTCGAATCCACTCTTCACTACCACGAAACAAGGAGCATGGTGTGAGTACTTTTAACAACTTAGTGGGAAAGCGCATCAACGGCATTTTCCTGGGCAACGATAACTGGACATTGGTGATCCGTACCACAGATGGCCAATGGTTTCGTTATGATACTGAAAAAGATTGCTGTAACTCAGTCTGGGTCAACCACATGACTGGGGTTGGTGTAGCTGGGGACAACAACAGTTTTGATCTGTTGCGTGGAGCTCTGGTGCTGGAGACAGAAGACAAGGGCTGGGGCGATAATCGAGACGATGCTGACTATGAGGTAGTGCAGGATGGTTTTTGGACTATACGCACTGATCGTGGCTACATAGATATAGAAGTACGCAACAGCCACAATGGTTATTATGGTGGAAGTTTTAACGAAGCAGACACTGACAAGTATCCCGTATCTAAAGTAAAGGATTTGCAACAGGTGTTTGAAGATTTTTAAAGACATGGGTGGTAATGCAGCGGGGATGGTCCTGCGACTGGCCTTGAAAACCAGGTTCTCTGTAATGGGGATGGGGTTCGACTCCTCTGCCGCCCGCCAATTTTTAGGAGCAGTTATGAAGTTATTTACAGAAAAGGCATATTTCCGATCGTAAAACTACGAGGAGAAATACATGAGCAGAACATATCGTTTCAGACATGACGAGTACATGATCCGTGATGGACTTTATGAATGGGTGCGAGTTGATGAACGTCACTACACACATCATAAATCCTTTCTAGATCCCAAGAGTAAACAAGGTAAGAAAGAAGCTGCAATATGTCGTTCAGGAAAGCATATCATGCACTGGAATGGTCCAGCCTGGTTTCGCCGTGAATGTTCGCAAGCACCATACCGTGCTCGTGCAAGAAGATTGATTCACAATTACATGCACGGACGGATCGAAGATGTCATACTGGAGGACAAGCCGCACCTGCCCTACTGGTATTAAAGTAGCTCGCCCTTGCATAGGGCGTATAATGTGATAAGTTCTATGCAATTTAGGTTCTTAGTTCAATGGGAGAATGGCTGGTCGACATCCAGCAGACAAAAGTTCAATTCTTTTAGAACCTACCAAACAATGCACCTTTAGCTGATGTGGTCATAGCGGCGGTTTGAAGAACCGTTGAAGTTGGTTCGATTCCGACAGGGTGTACCAATCAATTCAAACGTGATGAGAAAAAGATAGATGTATAAAGTATATTGGACTGCACCAGACGGTGCTGCATGTAGTGAAGATTATGCAGAAATGATCGACGCACTAACACAAGCAAATCACTTACGCACTATAGGCCGTGCTTATGTTGCAATGGTGGGCGAACTTCCCAACCAAGTGGGCAAGATGGGTGTGGATAGCGTAGAAGATGGTCGACTTCCAAGTGGTGAAGCATACACTTGGAAGATGCGAAGAACATAATGCCCTGGTGGACAAATTGGTAAAGTCGACTCTCTCAAAAGGAGTAGTTCTGTCAGTTCGAATCTGACTCAGGGTACCAAGCATAAGTATTATTGAGAATTCAATGAAACTTTCCCTATCAACAGCTCACGGTGAGATCGTATTAGATCTGATCGACAATAGATTTACCAGACAATGGCTGGACCATTGGGTTTGGATGTACAATCATTTCCCCACACGTAGTCTGTTCCATCCCTATCCGGGATTCATGAGTGTTGATCGCATGACTGACCAACAGCGTCAGACCATGGAGATGAATATACAACTGCTCACAGACAGCGTTCAGGTACTACAAGATATTGGTACTGGATTCCCCTATATAGTGGATGTCATTGCATTAAGAGCTGGCGGCGAAGCTGGGCAGCAAGTATTGAATGTCATGCATCGCGCCTTTACCAACAGTTTCCGTTGTGAAAGTTTCGGCTTGCCCTATAGTTGGCACAGCGATGATCGTGACACATTCACTGTGGCGCCTGAGCATAAGAAACTGTTCCTGGACAACAGCGCCAACATCAACACCGCAGTACACAATTTAGAAATGTATATGATCTCAGATCATAAACGTGCAGCCAGTATGACACCCTGCAGCCGGTTCAGTCTGTATTTTGACGCATACAATGTCAGTGCTGACAGCCAGATACTGGCACGTGAGGCTGCAAAAGTTATACAGCCTGAAGATGCAGAATTTTACAGCGACAGTACAGCATATGATGTCTGGGTAGGCAAAGACATACTGGGCAAAGATTACATGACAGGATTTCTGGAAAACGATGATCCTGCTGAATGGGACATTACCGAAATACTGTATTACACAGGGCGCATGGAGATTGATCTCACGCCCTATACATTTGTCAACAGAATACGCAGTACAGAATTTGCCCACTGGCTTGCTGAGCACCATGTAGAGTATACTACACGTATGGCAGGAATACCACTGGGCAACATCACACAAGGCCGTGAGATATTACAGCAAATACTGGACCATCAATCAGTTCCAGTAATCAAAGGATTTCAAATCAATGAATAATGTATTGGTGATATACGACGATTTAGTTATTGACAATCAATTGGTCCGTGAACGGTTGGAGGATCTAACCAACTTCTATTATAATCAACCTGACTGGCGAGTCATAACTACAAAAAATATTGATAGCACTCTGGAGAAAATCTGCCTGAGTGGTGCCACTGATTATGTAGTGGTCAATGCCCTGGGGCATTTCTTCCGTCACGGTAGTCACAGCGAGATGGTGCAATTGGCACGTGACACTGGAGCACCATTGGTGGGACACCTGTTGGACCGACATGGTTATTACAGTTTTGATCCACAGTATTTTTGCCTGGACATGCGGGCGTATCAACAACTGGGCAGACCCAGTCTGTTGCCCACTACTGCACCTGAAACATTTGCCAGCATCACAGTGAAACGTAGCCAGGAGAATTTTCATGATGACTATACTCCATTCTGGCTCAGAGCCGGTGTAGGTACACAGGAATACTCAGTGCCATTCAGAGAATTTGGCAGCGTGTTGGTGCAGGCTTTGATAGAGTCGGGCCGCACTCTGCAGAATATTCCGCAAGACATGCGCGACCGCAAACATTATCTATATCCCAATGCATATACGGCAGAATTGGAATCTTTTTTTACTGATTGCAATTACCAGACTGACGCCATACCATTGCGTGGATACTTTGATGCCATACGCAGGTACTTTCAGGACGAAGGCAGAAACATTTACATACTCAGCACTGAGCCTGTGCCCACCAAAACCATGCAACCCGGCGGATTTCATGGTGCGAATTTTACCGAAGTCACTGTGGGGCCACTGGATACATACGTGGGTGTATGTGGGGCACTCAAGACCATCCCTATACTATTTACCAACGGTTTCAGTACAGAAACACGCATAAATCTAATAGATATCAGCACGGCAGCACTGGATTACCAGCGTTATCTACGTGACAATTGGGACGGGGACCTGGACACATATCAGGCGGTATTTGACGCCTTCCGTGACCGATATCCCAGGGATTACATCTATTGTTGGAAAAGTTGGAACGGCTGGGACGCCGAACTGGCCAGCTTCATCAATGGCTGCGGTATGACCCACGCAGAGTTTAAATCAGCCTGGCAGACCTATCTGCAATGTACGGTAAAATACCACGTGGTTAATTTATTGGATCACGTGCAAGTGGCTGACATGATTCGCAGCGTGGACTATCAGGGCACCAGTTACACCTGGGTTAGCAATGCTTTCAACATGGAACATACCACAGCCGCATACGGTGCTGAATTTATGAGCCGGTGCTATCTACAATTGTTACGACAATTGAAGGCACAGCCGGGCCGTGTGTTTATTGAACAGAATAATACAGTGGAATTACTTGCTGGGCCAAGACAGCGTTAGAGCAATCATTATGCTGTAACGATCTTGCTGGGTGGCATTATGTCCACCATGCCAACTGTCACCGTCATTGACGTGCCACCAGCCATCACAAAAATCGGTTGTAATACGGGTGGGATTATTTCCTGCCCTGTCATCGTAGAAGCTGGTGCTGAATCCTGGATCATCACTGGCGCACAGAAACACCATACCTGTCGCTACTAACAGTCTATAGTCTGTATGTATGTCCTGGTGGAATCCCGGTTTATCACAAATAAAGTCGCCGTGCGCGAATGTCCGCTGGATCATCGTTTCCCTGTCCATGCCCCAGCGACTCTGGAACATGGGCACTGTGTCATAAAAATAGTTCACCAGATTGGTTCTATGTTCTGTACTACACAAATTATGATGTATGTCACGGAGTATGGGATTGTCAAACGGTGGATTCAAACGTAGACGTCGATCCTGCCAGCTGGCCGGACTACCTGGTGTAACTGCCCAGGGCTGTGTGGCCAATGCTGTGATAACTTGTTCTCGGGTGTAGGGTAAGTGCAGATGTACTTGCCAAACCTGTGCTCGTACCTGTTGATATGTTAGTGGATATGCCATATGAATATTTATAGAGCATTCGACTGATAAATCGTTTAATTGTATAATAGTTGTATAGTAAGAAATGCAGTAGAAGCAGGTGTTGTTAAAAACACACATTGAACTAAGCGGTAGACAGTAAAATCGTTTAATTGTATAATAGTTGTATAGTAAGAAATGCAGTAAACGCTCTTTAAAAACTAGACGCAATATTGAAGTACATTATCTAACCTGTAGTGCGGTCACAGGGCACCCGGATATTGGTGTGTTAGCCGTGTTAGTGTATTTCAATATTGTGTTAAGCACAATAGCAGTACCGGGTTCTAATTATACTGGGAAGTATAGGCCTGCCGTGAGGCACTCCCTAGAACCACAATATTGAAGTACATTACCCTTAGACTGGATAGTGATTCTAGGCAGCCTAGAATTGCAATGATATAGCCAAACGTTTGGCGTGAGTCATAAAAAGCCAGAGCTGTAGTGTATTTCAATATTGTGTTGTTATTAGTTGTATTGTTTTGGAAAAATTGGTGTATCCGATAAGGCACTCTCACTGTCGTCACTGTCTGCAGACACACGATACGAGTTGGACTA